TTTTTTTTTCATTTTTTATTTTTTATTGAATTTTTAATTAAAAAAAAAACCATACTTATAAAGTATGGTTTTTAATAAAATTAGTTATAAATTTATTTTAAATTATTCATAGATTTAATGAACGCATCTACATAATTTTCAGATAAATTAATATCATTAGAATTATAATTTTCTTTTATTAAAATTGCTTCTGGACTAATTACTTTTTTTGCAAAAGGTCTAGTATTCCAAAATGATTTAATATCTGATTTAGATTTTAAAGGAAAATATTTAGATTCACTTAATAATGATATTTTTTCATTATGATTAAGTGAATTCCATGATTCTTTAATATTATCAGGAATATTATTAATTAAGTTTTCTTCATATGAAATAGAACTTTTATTTAATACATTACCAATAATATTTAATACTTCTTTTTCTGATGTATATGTAGCATTTTCCATAGCTAAAATAATATCATTTTGATGTGTTTTATCAAATTGTTTAAAATTAGATAAATTATCTTCAGATAAGAATGTAAAGAAATGTGGTTGTTTATTAGCTAAAATTGTTTGTTTTTTAATTTCTTCTAATACATTACTTACAGTTTCCGCAATATTATTTTCTGTATCAATTTCTTCAATTTCATCCATATTATATGGAATAGTTTCTGGTTGTTCTAAACCTGATTTTTGAATAATTAATTTATTGTCTGGTGTTATTTCAATAACTATACCTGTTTCATCAGAACCTAATATTTTTACTAATTTAGATAATAAAGAATTTTCTAAAGAACCATTATCATCTGTAGTATTATTCATATTTACATCTGTAGGAATATCAGATACATCAGGACCAGCATTATCTATACTAACAATTTGTGAATTTGTATCATCTTCTAATGTAGTATCTTCTAATGTAGTATCTTCTAATGTTTCATCTTCTAATGTAGTATCTTCTAATGTTTCATCTTCTAATGTAGTATCTTCTAATGTTTCATCTTCTAATGTTTCATCTTCAATGTTATTAGTTATTGAATTCCAATTTTCTTGTTCTTCTGTAATACCTAAATAACTATCTATACTTTCTATTGGTGTATTTAAACTTTCATTTACATTTTTATTTAAATTTTCAGTAATAGACGGAATATATTTAATGATACCATCAACTTTTTCAGCTACATAATTTAACCAAATATCTTCATTGTTTAATTCATTAGCAACCATTTCAGTAAATTTTTGACCAATCATAGTTTCATTAGCAATATATTCACTAAATTCTCTTGTTATTTTATTTTCATTAGCAATATATTCACTGAAATCTCTTGTTATTTTAGTTTCTTTTGCTATTGATTCAGCAAACATTTGAGCTACTTCAGTTTCTTTTGCTACTGATTCTACAAACTTTTGTGTCACTTCTGTTTCTTTTGCTATTGATTCAGCAAACATTTGAGCTATTTCTGTTTCTTTTGCTACTGATTCAGCAAACTTTTGTGTCACTTCTGTTTCTCTTGCTATTGATTCAGCAAACTTTTGTGTCACTTCAGTTTCTTTTGCTACTGATTCAGTAAAAGCAATAGAAGTGTCTAATTTTGTATCAATTTTATTAATATTTTCTTTAATATTATTAAATCCTGACGCTAAATGATTAGCATAAATAGTATTTTCATTTAATTCATTATTTAATTTAATATTAGATTCTTTTAAAGATTTATTTTCTTTAACTAAATAATTTATTTTAGTTTTAAAAACATCTAAATATTTTTTAATACTCGACATTTCTTCATTCCAAATTTGTTGTTGTTCTAATAATTTATCTAATTCTAAAGGTGTACTTTTTCCTTCTTTTATTTTACTAACTAATACATTTTCTAATTTAGCTATTTCATTAGCAACATATAATTGCATTTCTTTTATATCCATTTCGGTTTTTCTATCATTTTTATTATCATTGAATAAATTATTTACATCTGATTCATTTTTCATTTCATAAATTCTATATGGTACATCTATATCATTAGAAAATCCATATTTTTCATTTACGTTTGTAACAACTGATGTTGCAAAACCAGGATCTACAACTATATCATAAGTAAATAATTCTTTTAATTGTACATTTTTTCCTTCAGTAATACCAGCTGCTCTAGAAGATACAAATAAAGGACAATTATCATTTATTATAGCTCTGGCTGTCATACCATTAGGTGTAGTTAATAGTTTAATTTTACCATCTACTCTATTGTGTTGTTCATTGTGAGTTAATTCTTCTATAGTATGTGATACATTTTTTCCTGCTATATCAAATACATCAGGGTGATCTAATTCACCATAAATAACAGAAAGCATTTTTTTCTTTTCTAATAAAGCATTCATACATGGTATGAAGTTTTCAGCAGTATAAAATCTTTTATTTCTGTTTTCTATATCAAATTCTGTAAAAGATCCACCCATAAATAACTGATTAGTCTCTTTTAATCTGTCATCAAAATGTTCAGTTAATGATTGAAGATTTCTTTCTAATATTAATACATGTTTCATATTTTTTTTTTGTTTTAAAAACTTTTTATGTATTTATATATTATATTTTTAAAGAGCCTTTTTTCTATTTATTATTCTGGAGCCATATCATCAGTAGCACCCATATCGTCACCACCACCCATATCTTCACCACCACTCATATCATCAGTAGCACCCATATCGTCACCACCACCCATATCATCAATAGCACCCATATCATCACCACCACCCATATCGCCACCACCTGACATATCATCTCCACCACCACTCATGTCACCGGCTTCACCACCAACACTAGAACTACTATTTTTCCAATATTCATTATTTAATGCTATTTGTTCATCTGTTAATTCATATACATATTTAGCTAAATAATCATGATGAAAATATGGTTTATCATCTTCACGTTTAAATCCATTTTGTAATTCTGTTACAATAGCAGATTTTGCTTGCATATTACTTAATTCTTTTGCTTTAATTAATTCAGAATGACCAAAATATTCTATATTTATATCGTTATAGATATTTATATTATTTTCTAATTCTGGAAAATCTAAAATTAGTTGAATAATAACAGGTTTTAAAATAATATCTTTAAATAATGATCTTAATCTATCTATGTATTGTGTAAAATTATAATCATCATGTGATATTTCATTACCATTACTATAAATATTACCACCACCAATAGTATTATCTAATCTTGTTAATGGAAATTTAGAAGCATTTTTTAAGTTATTTTTGAACCATATTAATGTGGTATTTTCATTTAAATCATGTCCTCCTGGATCTATAATAGACATTTCAGGTCTACCTTCACCTGAATTAGGAAACCAATATTCTTTAGAATAAGGTAATTCTTTAGAACCATCAATATAAATTTCACCGGTTGTATTATCAAACATAACATGGTCTTTATAATCTGCTATTAAAGTAGCCATTTCTTGTTCTGCATTACTTTGTGATAATCCTTCGGTTGGTATAACAAATTCTTTATGCATTGTTGCATTAATTAAATTAAATAATAATCTAGTTCTTTCTACTGATTTTAATTCATTATAAGGTTTAATTAATGGTTCTATATATGAAGTTTCCATATAATTAGAAGATCCTGAATATGAGATATATATTATAGATGAATCTAAAAGAACTACACGATTTTGGTCATCATCAAAATGTTGAATCCATAATTTATATCCTGATTCTGGGTCTATTATAGGTACAATTGTAGCAGGATCTAATCTTTGAAATGCTAATATATTTTTACCTTTTGAGTCGTATATAATTTCTCTACATAAAAAACCTTCAACTAACCAATCATGACAAATGTCCCAAGCAAGTGTACCATCATTAAATCCTCCACGATTATATATATTTTCAAAAATTATTTTTGATTTATCTTTAATAATTTTAGAATATGTATCTGGTAAATCTTCTAATTCACAGAATTTTTTATCTTTAGAATAAATAATTATATCATTAGTTAATTTTGTAACATAATCTAATATTTCTCCTTTTTTTGCATATTCTTTAAATATATTTATTTTAGAAATATAATCTTGAGATAATGCGGCAATTTTCTGTTTTTCTGTTACTAAAGCTTGAACTTTTCTAGAAAACATTGAATATACCGTACCATTAATATCATTTAATTGTGTTAAATCTTCATTATAATTTGTTGCTCTAGAATTTTTTATAACTGTTTCACTATAATTTCTACCAAATTTAGATAATCTACTTAAAGTATTATTAAAAAAATTATTATTATTATTATTTATATCTAAAGGTATATTAGATAATAAATTATTATTTGTTTGTCTATAAGGATTATATCCAGCCATAATTAGTTTATATTTTATTTATTAAAGATAAAGACTTTTCTAAATATTCATTTTTTTCTGTTAATGATAATTGATTTTTATTTAGCTCATTTTCAATGGAATTAAAATCTTTTATCATTTCTTGAATTAATTTTTTCTGTCTTGTTTCTTGTTCATTTATTTTCTTTTTCCATATTTCTAATAATTTATTATCATTAACACCTGTAAATTTAGATGTAGACATAGTAATAAATTCTTTTAAAATATTAGTATTAATTTTATATATTTTATTTATTAGTTTTATATCGAATTTTCTAATGCACCATTCAAAACCTATACTATATAATAGTTTATAAATATTTGTAAAATTTACACCAGATAAAGGATCTTGTTTCATCGTATTTAAGTTTAAGTTATCTTTTAAGACACTTAAATTATAATTAAATAGATTATTAAAAAATAAAACTCTTATTGTAATAGGAATAAAATTTAATGACACGGCATAAATTAATCTAGTACCAGCTGTATCAAATGTATCTATAATTAATAATGGATTTATCTTTTCCATTTTTGATGATTTACCAGATAAATCATAAAACATAAAATAAAAATATCCTTTAGATATATCTTTAATAGATATTTTTTCAACATTATCATTTTCATTTATACATTTACTTATAAATTTAGAATTAAGATTATAAATATTAGAACCATTTAATTCATAATCTTTTTTAATACTATTTATAAAAAAATTTTTTTCCATTATTTAAATATATGTAAATGTTTTTCTGTTATTATTTTAAATTGAATATCTCTTTTTTTACACCATTCATTTGCATAATACCATTTATGTTTATTTTTTTGCCAAACTCCTATAGCATATTGTAAATTTTTTAATTTTTTTTCTGATATAGTTTTAGGTATAATAGGTTCTCTTGTTTCTGCATCAGGTTTTATTTCAATTAAAAATCTATTTATTAAATTAGGAAATTTATGATTTATTGTTTCTATATAAAAATCTGGAATATATCTTCTACTTTTACCTTTATGGTCAACATATGGTATAGTTAAAGTTTCAGAACCCCATCTAATTATTTCGGTTGTTACATCACAATAAACCATAAATTTATATTCCCATGAAGATCTATAAACTATATCCATAGGATTACCCATATATTTATTAGGAAATTTAATTTTATATTTACCTTGATGGTATTTTGTAGGATTACTAGGTGCGTGTGCCATTTTAAATATTATTTATATAATTTTTACAAACATTTAAACCATTATCATATAATATTGGTCCTCTTAAAGCCATTTTATAAATATTATTTTCATATATAGAAAAATAATATGCATCATTTAATCTAGTATGTGGTTTAATTATAATATCATATCCTAAATATTCAACTATAATAGAATCATCATATTCTTCTCTAATAGTTTCAATTAAATTATTTTTTGGATCTATTTTAATTTTTTTTCCATTAGCCATCGAATATACCCAGTATGATATTTGTTTTATTTCTTCATGTAATAAAACTTGAATATATTTTTTACCTGTTCCTTTTTTAACATAAGCTATAGTAGAATGTGGTTCATATGTTGGATATGAATTTTCATTTGGATATGTTGAGAATATTTTATTTAAAATATGTAAATTATTTCCTTCGATTTCATATTTAACTACGTCATATTCATTAGATTCAAATATATTTACCATTTTAGAAGATATTTCTGGCGGATTAATCATTAATAATAAATCTACTATTTCATTTTCAGGAATTTTATCATCTAATAATCCAAATAATATTGTAACATGTGGTTCAATTTCTAAACCAAATTCATTCGTATCATTATTATAAATATCGTTTTCTTCTATTTGTATATTAGAAATAGGAGTATCAAAATATCCCATTATACAACCGTATGAATATGTTTGATTTTCTGTTTTTTCTTTTATTATTTTCATAATTTATATATTATAAAGTCCTTGTCCATTGTTTGATGAATTCATACTAATAAATTTTAGTTTTTTATTATCTTCTTTTTTAATCCCTTTTTTATCATGAAAATAATTTAAAAATTCAGCGACAGCACGTTTATGTATTTCAGAAATATATACAAATGCACTTGTTGACTTTTCTGGATTAAAACCTTGCCATTTATTTAATATTTTTTCATAACTAGCCTGAATGCTATCATTTTTATCATCTTCATTAAAAAATTTATGTTGTGTTTTTCTTATTGCATTTTGTACTAATACATAAATAAACATTTCTGCTTTTCTTGTTAATGTACCTAAACCTTTAGATAATAATATTTCATAAGTAAATTGTGAATCGTTTACAGTTGTTGTTGTAATTTTCATTCTTCATAATAGTGTATTTTTTATAGTTATTATATATAAAAAATACGCTATTGTTTAAACAAAAAAAAAGTAGAACTAAGTTCTACTTTTTTATTTTAT